AGATTTGTCTTTTTTCGATTTTCAGCTCCACCTTGTCCGCCACTTCGTCGCTGTCCGAGCCAAGAATGTCGATGAGTGTTATTTCGTTTACATCATTATCATAGACAAACTTTCAATTTCTTCAAAAATGATATTACCCCCGTAGCGGTGCTTCCGCATACGGGGGACAGTATCATCATATCACACACCGACGATGTCCCTCGGTCAGCTTGTTCGGTCTCACGCAGGCCTCACCGCCGTCTGGAACGCCAGGATCGCGTCCGCCCGAAACGTCCGCGGCGCCTGGGACGTCGTACAGTACGCCTGAATGATGCCATTGCGGACCGAATGCACGAAGATGGTCCGCTGCGTGAGGCGGCCGTCGGCGGACATGTAGATGATCTCTACGTAGCGACCGGCGTATTTGGCGATCATGTAACACGCCTCCCGAATGTGTGTTCGTGTGATTAGATTATAATGGGAACGTTTGTTCGGTGTAAAGGGGATAAATGAAGCCGCTTGCAAAGCGGCTTACACTCGGCATTAAAAAGTGCGACCCAGCGGCCGCACTCAATGCGTGAATTCTTTTGAAACCGCGTCATAGTCGACCGTGAACGGGATCTGACTGCGCATTATGGATTTATTTTTCTTTGTAAAGTCCATAATGATTGCTCCTATAACTTCATCAGAATCCTCGTCCTTGCGTAAAAAGATTCCGGGGTACACTTCATCTTCATAGCCATACCGTGGTGGCCCTAAGAAGATGTATAACACATCATGTTCGGCATCGTATTTAACTTTTCTTTCGTTCATATATGATTCCTCTTTCTCCAGTTTCACGCATTCTGGATTGAGCAAATACCGTGCAAACGTCCCCGGTTGAGTTCGCGTGGTCGACTACCACCATGACAGTTTTGAATTTATTTATGCTGCCAAGATACACCAAATCGTAATATCTTTCTCGCGTATCATAATCGACGTCAGGAACAATAAATGCTGGACTTGCGATTATTCCCTCAACGACTTTCTCCTGTCCAATCAGTTCTTTTCGTTGGTGATCTCCGCCAGTCACATGCATTTCCCATGTGCTCTGTTTAAGTTGCACGGTTCTTCCCAGAGGGTCTGTTGTCTTAAATATTAGCGGAGTTTCTGGGGTTTGGGTGCTTATTTCTAGGTTACCCGATAAAGTGGTTTGTAATTCATCTCTTGCTTCAAATGTCATTTTTTCGTCACCATTGCTATTACACCTTTACTTTTAAGCTCCTCGACCTTATCTTTATTCGGTTCCAAGTTAATTGTACCAAATAACTCTTCGTAAGTCCTTAGGTTTTCAGTCATAATATTGACAAGCACTTTAAAATGCTGTGGACTCATATGTACTTGGGCAACGGGGGTAATACCTTCTGGATTACTAACACCGAGGATTATTTTGAAATCATATAATGACAGTTCCACATTCGCCGCATTGGTATAAATGATTGGCAAGTTCACTGGCCCTTGCATTTCCATTCCTCCAAAATTTATATGCTGTAATTGCCACTATCTTACATCAAATTTATCGGTTTGAGAATATGGTTTTTAAACAATGTGAAGAGGCTGGCGCCTGAATGATCAGCCCTACATTCTGCAGAATCAAAACAAAATCCCCCGCCCAGCCACACGGCCAGGCGGGGTTTCGTCATTGTAACGGCAGTCCGGCCACCTTACGGATCTCGTTTGCGAGCCGGCGAAATTCCGTGATTTGGTTGGCAACCTTCGTTCCGGCCAGCTCGGCCACCACACCGTAGTGAGCTTGCAGGATTTTGATGATCTTCTCAGCGTCCTTCTGGTCCATTTTCGGTTTCGCCTCCTTGGTTCCGTATGCCATTACCTGAGCCACAAACCATGCCTTATTAATCCCCGACCCAGGACACGTCTTTTGGTTCGTAAATTCCCGGTGAAACCTGATCTTCTCCGGCCCAAGGTTCCACATCGTCATGATCGCCCGGCACAAACCCGCCGCCGTCTCAAGCTGCGCCCCCTCCAGCTTTTCTTGTCCTACGTCGAAGTTCCCGATCATCTCAAACATGAACGGGTGCACGCCGTCCGGATCGCTGTCGTTATAGCCTGTCGCCGAAGCCGGTGGAACGAGAAGCGATCGCCCCTCCCAAATGTATCCGTCCGGGTCGATGGTGGCGTGTTGGGCGATGTCGCTCCATCCCTGCGTCCCCGTGTGGAACCGCCACATTGCCTGCACGAGTTTCAGTCCGCCGTCGCGCCGAAAATCAGCTATGGTCGGTTTCCACGTTCCGTGCACATGGATTTCGGAGAAGCGTACTTTGCCGACGACGGGCCGAAGCATCTGGTCGATGTATTCCTGGAGCGTGAAGCGGCGGAAGGTTTTACGTGTTGCCGCCATCCTTGTCATCTCCTTTGCCAGCACCTGGCGGGTTCAGCACTTTGGAATGCATCTGGCCGGCTGCAGCGGCCACCAGGAAACCGTTGGCCAGCGCCAAGACATACACCCGCCAATCAGACGGATTAGCCCCTGTAGCGATCTGGGCGAGCGTCAGGATGGAAAAGCCGATGATGACAGCATAAAGGTCCGTCGGCACCGTTCCGCGCGTCAGACGGTCAACCAGCGTCTTCGTATACTGCACAACGAGGAACGTAAGCAAAGAGGCGCCGGCCATTGTGCCAAGCGCCTCCCAGGTGAAAAGCTGTCCGGTTTCCACCGTTTCATTCACTCCCTTCCGTTTTCAATCCGATCAATCCTCTGATGCGCCTGCTTCGCGCTTTCTTCCACCCGCGTCACACGCTCGGCCAGCATGTCATAGCGCTGCCCTTGCGCCCGGAGTTCGTACCGCAGGTCATCGACTCCCTGCCGGATATAGTTCACACTGGCCCTCAGCTCTCCGTCTGCCGCCCCGTCCTGACGCACGGTCCGCGACCGCCCGAGCCAGCCGAGCACGATGCCGCTGATGGCCGCGGCGGCCGCGATTACAGCGGTCCAGTCCATCGCAACGGCTCCTTTCCAAGCAAAATAAAAACCGCCTCATTCGGCGGTATCCCCATCCAGCATGGCCTGCACCTCGGCACGCCACCGAAGCGGTACGTCGTCGATGGTGCGCAGTCCCTTTTTGATCAAATCGTAGTAGATTTTTGCCACGTCACTCGTCACCTCCCGCGATTATCTCGGCCAGCTCGGCGAGGGCGAGATGGATGGCGGTCTTGTCTGCTTCGATTGCTTCCGCGAGCTCGGCCACTGCCAGCTGCAACTGGGTTATGGGGTCGGAGAGCGGATCGGATTCCGGCATCGGCGGGATTCCCTCGTCAAGGCATTCTTTGATATAAAGGCCTGTTTCCGAATCTTCAGTCACACGATACTGCTTCCCGTTTTCTTCGATAATTTTGGTCGTGACTGCCATACCCTTCCCCTCCGTCATGGTCATGGTGTGCCCGCGGCGAGCCTGTAGCGTATCGTCGCACTAAGCCGGGCGCCTGTTTTCTTGATCTCGACTTTTACCGAATTTTGAAAATAAATAGGATCTGAGACGTCGCCGACTAGGTTGCTGGAGCTTCCTCCATATGGACGAACCAAGTAATCAAGAAACAAGGTCGACGTCGTGGTGGATTGAACAGAAATTTCGTCCGATTTTCCGTCGACCGTGACCCTCATGTAAAAGACATGGCCGGGGCCGTTGTTCGAGACTTGGGCCCGTACAAATTCGAGGCGCCCACTGACCCCCGAAATATCGAGAACCGTATAATATGCATTGTTTTGTTCATCGGTTAGGCTCAAAGTCGCCGAGCGTGGCTGACCGACCGGGAAAACCGCTGCCACCGGCTCCCACCCCCCTTTCTGCTGATTCCATCTTTCCACGGTCCCATTGTGATCCCGAAGCGTAAGGCCGTTTTGTAACCTGGTATCCACGTACTGCTTCGTCCTCAGCGGCGTCATCAGCGTCGCATTATCGGCTCCGGCTTCTGCCTGCGCTTGCGATGCGGCTGGATAGTTCGGCACGTTGCCGAGTCCGACTTGCGCTTTCGTCACGCCGTGCGGATTGTCTGTGCGGGAAGCGTGTGCATCCACTTCCGCCTTCCGCGCCACATCGTCAGCCGCCGCCGGAGCCGCCGCTTTGATTCTGCCTTGCGCGTCACGCTGAACAATCGTATTCGGCGTGGCCGCGGACGTGGCGCCGTGGACGCCGGTGGTGGCGGCTGTGTGATTGGTCAGGTTGGTCTGCACCGCATCCACTGTGTCCTTTCGCGCGATGTCGTCAGCAGCCGCCGGCGCCGCTACCTTCGCTCTGCCGGCAGAGTCACGCTGGATGATCGTGTTCGGCGTGGCCGTGCTCGTGGCGCCGTGGACGCCGGTGGTGGCGGCGGTGTGGGCGGCGAGATTGTCCCGGTTCTGATTGATCTCCTGCCCGATTTGGTTCAGATCATCCGGCAGCACCGTATCCCCCATCTGCCAGTCCGTTTTTGCCATCATTCATCACCTTCCTTGACTGTGAGCGATTGGATCATGAGATGATCCGCCGTGATCGGGATGTTGACGTTGTTCGTGCTGATCACGTTGTCCGCAGCGTCTCTCAGCTCGATCGTCGTGATCAGCGACACTTCGGCGGCAGGTACGAGGTACTTCAGCGCCAGCACGCTTCCCGTGACCTCCTTGACCTCAAAATCTGTGATGGCATATGTTCCGTTGAGCACTACTTTCGCGACGCGGCCATCCACATACCGAGCCACGTCCTGCAAGAACGCAGTATCAATCATGTCACAGGCACCTCCGGTCCCAATGTTGCGAACGGCGCGGCGCCGAGCTGCCACGAGCCGAGCACGTAATTCCATGTCACTTCATGCATGACGATCGTCTCTACGAGCTCCAGATCATCATTCAGCGCCGTATTCTGCTGATACACGATGTTGGCCGGCTTAATCGTCTTGACGGTATGCTCGACTTCCCGAAAGACCTCAGCATCGTCAATGGCAGCCGTGATGATCAGCAGATAGTTCTCCGGCTCCACCTCAACCAGCGTGCGGCCCGGACCGACGAGTCGATCAAGCTGCTCCTGCAGGAAGCGCACCGTAAACGGCGGTTTCATGGAGTAGCGGTTGATGATCCGGGCGCGCCGGAAGGCAATGGACTCGTTGGCCGGATCAGCCTGGATGCCCAGCATCTTCTCCCGGCGCTTGATGCCGGCGGCGCTGGCCGTCGTCACGAACTGGTCATTGAGCAATTGCCGGACCGCTGACTCCATAGCATCCAGCTCGGCACTCTCCATCTTGTCGAGCTCTACGAAGTCCTTGATCTCGCGGTAAAAATCGGGTAGGTATTGCAGAATCCGCTCACTCATGGACGATCACCGTCCCGAGCACCGGGATCTCCTCCGCGTCCAGCGTCACATTCGCTGCCGAGCCGTTCAACTTCGTTCCGGTAACGTCGATAACTCCCGGGACGGTGAGGATCGCCGCCTCAATTTGCGAGATCCGGACGACGAGTTGCGACTGATCCGCCCATTCCTTTCGCAAATTGAGCAGATAGACCTCGATGACTTCCTCGATTGGCCCCTGCACCTGACCGACGTTCACACCGTTTGCCAATGTCACCGTCGTCTCCACATTGATCGTCACCGGCTGGACGCCGGCGATCGTCACCTGATGGCCAATGGGAGCCAGACCATACCCTTTCCCTTGCGGCGGGGGATCGATTGCTTCCTGCACCTCGGACACCAGCGTCGGCGCCGGCGCACTCCAATCGGAGGCGATGATCGTGCATTTCACCGTCCCGCCGCCCTGCCAGACCGGAAACACCTTCACGCCGCCAACGCCCTCCATGACGCCGATCTTTTGCTTATAGTCGGCGACATTCCCGCCGAACGCCGGCTCATTGATGGCCGCATAGTAGCGCTGCCGGAGCGACTCGTCGTCTTCCTCATCCTCCCCGGGAACAAGCACCGCGCCGAGCTCCGCCCGCACAAGACCGGCAACATATTCGATCGGCAGCAGGGCGCCGAAAGGCTGATTTCCGACCGTGCCGGACGTTTCGCACTCGAGCACATAGACACCGACGCTGACCTTGCTAATCGCTGCATAGATCAGCCCGTCGATGCCGAACCGACTGCCGATCGGCACGTCCATCGGGACGTCGCCAGAAGCGTAGAACATCCCCTGCCGACGCGCTTTGGTGGCTGGGCGTCGGATCACGCCGAACTCGGCTGCGCGCCTGCTCAGATATTCTCCGCTGGCTGTGTCTGCGAAGGACAAATTGAGATTGATGTCCAGCTCCGCATACAGCTGTGCAAGCTCGGCGGCTGCCGGCGCCAGCGCATCATAGATCACGCTGCCGGGGCGCTTGTCGATGTCTGCCGGCACGCGATCCAGCATGCGCTGCAGGATGGCTTCGTAGGTCTGATGTTCATACACGCGCCGTCACCTCCTGTTGGAATGTTCCGAACGACGACACGACGGTGAACCGGACCGTAGCCGTATCCCCGACGATATCGATCTGAAAATCCGTGACGCCCTCAATCCGATCGTCCTGCGTGAGCGCCTCGGTGATCCGCCGGCGCAGCTCGGACTGGACGAATACCGGATCGCGGCCGACCAGGTTGGCAAGCTCCACGCCGTAGTCGGCGTCATAGATCATGTGCCGGAACCGTTCCGTCTGCAGCGCCTTGAGCACTGCCTGCCGGACCGCATCCAGCCCGTCTATCATTCCGACCGCCCGGCCACGTTCAAAATCGAGCCGCCACGTCCGGGACGGCTGCGCAGCGGTTTCCGTGTTCTGCGTGTCGATGCTTCCGCCTGTCGGGATCATCCGCCCACCACCTTGTCGAGAATCAGGTATTTTTGGCCACCCTGGACCCGGAGCAGCACCACCCGGTCACCGGCCTGCAGACCGGGGCGGATGACAACCGGCTCCGTCAACGCGTCATCCGTCGTGCCGCCGGGTGCGATGTGCACGTGCCGCATGTCGATCTCCAGCCGGGTCAGGGACTCGGGCACAATCAAAAAATCCGCGTCGAGCGTGAACCTCTGATCGACGTTCACCTCGAGCGGATCTGCGCGTGTTACCGTCCCAAACATCACGGCTACCGGGCCGGTGGCCTCCATAGCTGTCAGGGCGGCCTGTCGAATGGCATTCAGCATGTCAGATCACCTTCAACGTGATGGACATCGTATGATCGGCACCGGCGAACCGGTGCGTCACCTCGTCCACCATCATCGGCTGGTTGATACCGAGCGACTCGATGACGACCGGCAGGTACATGCCGGCACGTACCCGGATGTCGCCGACAGCTTCCAGCTTCAGCGTGCGCTGTTCGCGGTTTTTGAGCGCCGTGAGCCGGTTCAGTAGTTCATTGATCTGAGCAGCGTTCATCTCCTCATCCACGGCCTCGTACAGCTGGAGCACGCCCCAGCGGGCGATGTTCGCGCTGTCCTGCACCATGTAGACCTCGCGCTTGCCAGTCTTCTGGTTGTCCCGGTACAGCTTGATCCGGTTGTACGTGTCCGAATCAATGTCCCGGGAATGCTCGAACCCGGTCATCAGGCTGCCGTCGCCGATGTAAAAACCGGCCTCGAACGCTCGAACGTCCCTGAGCGAGAGCGCGCCGAAGTCGTCGAAGAACACGAAAAACCGCCCCGTGGCCGACAGGGTGAGGGTGTTCGCCTTCTCGATGATGTCGAGCAGCGTTTGGCCGTCTTCGACCATAAACGGGATCCGGTAGCCGGTGTCGTCGATGCGGCCGACTTTCAGGTTAAAGTCGCCGGCAATCCGCCGGATGACGTCGCCGGTGGTGACGTTTTTGAACACGTAGGTGTCTTTGTTGAGCAGATACCGGACCTGATCGTATGCCTTGACACTGATCTCTGCGCCCCGGTTCTGCTTGATGTTGAACGCGTATCCGTAGAACACATTCGAGCCGTCTTTCCGCACCCGGACGATGTCACCGTTCTGGACCGTAAATGCCCGGTCCTGGTAGATGCCACTACCAATGAGCGTAAAGTCGACGCTCGCCGGCCGGCCGACGCGGGTGGTCGTCCAAGTCAGGTCCTTCGCGATCTCGGAGACATCCCAGACACGACCGTTTTTGTTGTCGACGAGGATTTCAAGCAACGCCCCCGCCTCCCGTGGGCAGCTTCAGCACCGTCCCCACCGGCAGGGACTTAAGCTGCGCATCGGTCAAGCCGTTCAGGCGCTGGATCTCGCGCCACCTGCTGCCGTCACCAAGCACCTTCTGCGCCACCTTCCACAGGCTGTCCCCCGCCGCCAGCGTGTACGTCTTGGGCGGTACGCGTTCATCCGGGCGCTTCGGTTTCGGCTTCTGAACGGTCGTCCCGCCGCCGGACCGCTGCACCACCTGGACCCGCCGGGCGGCATAAAACCGGTACTCTTTCAGCCGAAGCGAAAAAGAAATGTCGCCGGGGCTACCGGCGACTTCCTTCCACTCAAAACCTTCGATACTGGCCGGTGTGTTGATCTCCATGGTGGCCGTCACGGCCGTGAAACGGATCGGACGTTTCGACTCCCACCATTTCATGATGTAGTCGATATATGCCCGCGGTTCCAGCACGATCGACGCCGTAATGAACGGATACGGCTGCGCCGGGAACAGGCTTTCGATCGTGTACTCGGCGAGCTCCCGGTCCTTGATGACGTTGATTTTACCGAGGCCAGCCACATCATGCCCGGCGCCGTCCCCGCGAATGGCCGGGCCGATCTCGCTGGGCAGGACGGGCAGCTCAAACCCTTCCTCCTGGTTGTTCCAGCTGAGCCAGATGCCATACCGCTTAGCCAACCCCGTACACCCCCTGCGCCGAGCTCGCGATCCGCTCGGTCAGCTTCTCTTCAATCCGCGCGATCATCGTTTCGATGTCCACCTCTTTGCTGATCGGTCCGGTTTGTACCCGGACCGACGGCCGCAGCGTCACGAAGTTCTGGATCGACTTCATTTCGGCCAGTTCGCGCATCAGCTTCAAGTCCTCGCTGGAAACGTCCACCGTGTCCTCGATTTTTCCGACCTTCCCGACTTTATCAAGGCCGTTTTTGTCAATATTGGCGAGATACTTACTGATGTCATCCATTGCATCAGCACCGCCGCCGAACATCCTCGTCAAGTTCTGAACCTTGTCAAAAGCGCCCTGCACTTTGTCTGCTACGAAGCCGCCTGCGGCCTCGCCCCACTCCCGGCCAATGTTGAACGCTTCGGTGTAATCCATCGCCTCGAATCGCATCAGCTCGACAACATCGGCCTCGGTTTGCAGGCTGTCGCGGGCTGACTCCAGCTTGTTCAGCAAGTTCTCGATCCCGGACGTAATGTCCACGTTCAGACCGGGAATCTTGTTGATGATGTTTTCGATGCCGGAAGCCAGCTTCTGAAGCTGTTTCAAAACAATAATCACCAAATCGTAGAACAGCTTTTTGACCGCATACACAGGATCGCGCCAGACGTTGGCGAAGAACTCGGCCACGGACAGCACGAAATTGGCGACCCAGACGAATTGGTTATAGACGAACGCGATCAGCGTGCCGATGATTCCGCCGATAAATCCAATGACCTTCGCCGCAATGTCACCCCATTTGTTGAAGACGTAAATCAGCAGACCGATAGCGGCGCCGATCAGCAGGATCGGCCAGTTCATCGCCAGCCACGCGGCGGCTTGCGCCAGAAGCGGCGGCACCATCGCCCACGCCGCGGCGACCATTCGCCACAATTGCTGAATCATCAGTGCCAGCAGAGCGCTCGCCACCACCGTCAGGATCGGCTCGATGATCGACCAGTTATTCGCAATCGTGTCACCGATCCACGTCAAGACGTTCAGCAGACCACTCGCCGCGCCTGCGGCCAGATAAATCGCGTTCGTGATAGCGTTCATCATCGCCGCACCACGCTCCGAATTGAGCCAGTCACTCATCTGCTGGAATACCGGAGCGAACGCCTTGAACGCCTCATTCTTGACATTTTGAAACGCCGCGCCGAACGTCATAGGCATTTCTGCGAATTTAGCGTTAATGTCATCCGCCGCCGAGAACAGAGCGGCCTTGATTACATCAGCCGTCAGCGCCCCCTCGGACGCCAAGTCACGCAATTCGCCCTTCGATACACCGAGATACCGGGCAATCGCATCAGCCACCATCGACGCATTCTCCATGATCGCCCGGAACTCGTCACCTTGCAGTCGTCCGGACGCCATCGCTTGCGACAATTGGTACATAGCGGAAGCTTGTTCCTGCGCCCCGGCGCCGCTGATAGTGAACGCCTTCTGCAACGTCTCGACGAACGCGACGATCTCACCGCTCGAACTAAACGCATCGCCAGCCAGCAACCCAAGACGCGCCACATTATCCGCCATGGCGATAAAATCGCCTCGCGCCCGTTGTGCGGCGGCATGAATCCGTGCCTGCAAGTCATCCACGGACTGTCCTTCATCAACGATCAAATCCAAACGAGCACGAGCGGAAATGTATGTGTCTGCCGATTCTAAAGCGTTCTGTATCCCTTTAACCGACAAATATGCGGTAGCAAGACTGGCCGCCCACTTCTTAATCGACGATGCAAGATTATCTGCAGACGATTTCGACTGCTTCACGGACTGCGTAAACCGGTCCTGCGCCCGCTTCGCGGCGTCGATGCTTTGCTTAATCCCCGCCTCGGCCGCCGCCAGTTGTTTTTTCGCCGCGATCAACGTGCGGTCAACCGTAAGATTTCGGTTGGCCGAACGCTGCATCTGCTCCATAGCCCGAATCATCAGGTTCATGCTGTTCGTAATCTGCTGGAGCGGCTTCGTCATCGCGTCGAACATTTTCAGTGTTGCAGTTACCGTTGGCACGTCCTCACCGCCTTTCAAGCAAATAAAAACGTTCTCCTGTTCTGGAGAACGTTTTGTTGTCATATGTCATTTTACGCTATCAAATATCTCTGCGGCTTTCTCGTTATCAGTTTCCAAAAGGAATTTTCCGTTTGACTTCCATGTTTTGATTAGATTGTTGGAAGCCTTCGCTTTCTCTAATTCTTTTTCGGATTCATACTCATAAATAGCTACTTTGGAGCCATCCTGATAAAAAATGACTCCGTTTATCGCTCCAACCATTGTGAAAATCGGTTTTTCTTCTGGGTCAACCTCTACACCCGCATCTTGATAGGCCTTGATAAAAGTGTCTAAACTCCGAGTATCTCCGGACGAACAACCGACAGCAACGAGCAATAATACGCATACAAGTAAAATTTTTTTCATAAAACCAGCCCTCCAAACGCATTTTTTCAGCATTTTACCATATTACCGCCTGCGTTTGGAGGGCTTTTTTGCGCCCGCCTTTCGCTCTGCTTCTTTTTCCGCTTTGATCCGCTCATCAATCATTGCAAAAAGCGCTGCTTTCTGCTCGACCGTATATTCCGCAAGTTCCCACGGCTTGATCCCTAGTTTGTGGAGGGCGTAGTAAGCGTAATTCCACTCACTATCGCCCTCCCGAATCAGTTTTTTACCTCATCGATCAGCTCGTTTACATCGCGGTCGAATCCGTTAACCTCCTGCACCTTCTGCACAAGCCGCGCATACTCGCCAGGTAACAGCATCTTTTTCAAAAGTTCTTCTGCTCCCATCACACCGTATGATTGCTGCAGCTCGGCATCCTTCAGATCGGGAAAAACGACGCTGGCAACCGTGACTTTCGCCAGATATGTGTCTGGCTGAATCTCGGGCGCATCGCCTCTTTTTCTTGGCGGTTGCATGGACGCTCGACGAAGCTGTTCATTTTCCGCCTCAGTCAGTGCACGGACTTTCCAAGGGATCGGCTTACCGTCCTCTCCGATGAACCGATCAGACACTACGACTTCTTCAACAGTTGCCGGCCGGACATTTTGAGAGAAAAACGCTTTGAGACTGCTCATGATTTACCCTCCTGAAAAATAGGGCGCCCGAAGATCAGGCGCCCGTGATGGTGTTGAAGGATTCGAGGACCTCGTAATCGTTGAACGTAAACGGCATTTCTTCTTCCAGCCGGTCGTCGCTGGTGGCGTCGAACTGCGCCGCCGACACGCTGTCCAGGTTGCAGCCTTTCAGTACCACCCGCTGCCGGCCAGCTGCGGATTGTGGATCCTCGTTGACGATCATGAGGTCGAACCAGAAGTCGCGGCCGGTTTTCACGTACTCCTGCATCAGCTGGCGGAACAGCGACGTTACGTAATACACGGTCAGCGTGCCACTGCCGCTCCAACCGGACGAAACCTGCGGCGTATTCGTCCGGCCGAGTACCGGCACGTCGACTTTGTTTTTCTCGATCGTGGCCTCGATGGACTTGGCGTAGAAGAGCTCTTCCACGCGGCCGTTGATCGTGATATACGCCTTCGCCATCTTGCCGCTGATGGCATCTTGCTCGCGCATGAACGGCATCCGCTATCACCTCACCGTCACGGTCATGTAAATTTTCTCGATCGAATCGACCGGCTGGACCCACTGATTCACGACGACAGCGTCCGAATCCGCACCGGGCTGCACGTCCAGATCGGCCTGCGGGTCGAAATTCTGGACGGCGCCGATGTTCGCGTACTGGTTCGTGATGTTGATGATCTCCGATTTAAACAGCGCGCGCCCGTCGTCGTTGTTCGGCACCTTGCCAATGTACGACTGTGAGAAGACCCGCTTGTAGTCGTTGGCCAGGCCGTCCAGGACCCGGAGAACCCGGTTTTTGCTGAACGCCTTTCCCTTCTCAACCGTAAACGTGTTCAGCGTGTTGATGTCCTGCTCCACGACCGCGCGGCCGTCCAACGGGATAAACACGAATTCGCCATTCTGCAGCGCGGCGATGATCTGGCTGTTCGTGTATCGCGGCGAGACATCGACAGCGCCGTCATACGCCTGGTAGGTCAGCGACTGGTTGGCCGCCGCCCCGGCCGTCGCCCCCGCCACCCAAGCGACCGCCTGCGCCGCTGTGAGCGTCGTTCCGTCGGCGAGCACAACGCCGTTCTTCACCGAGATAACGCCCTCGTAGTCGGCTTCCGGGTAATTCTCCAGGACGACCTGGATCTTCTTGCCCTCGTCCTCCCGGAGCCGCTTCACGAACGAAACGAACACTTCTTTCGTCGCCGTATCCGTCGCCGTGAGGCCGATCGTATTGAAGTCGTAGACCTCGATCGCGGCCAAATAGTCCAGGTAGTCCTGTGCGGTCACAGTGCCGTCCGCTCCGCCCGTCAGCGGTGTGCCGGCCGTCGGCGTGACCTCGCCGGTTCCGGTGAAGTTGACCCACGCGTTACCGGCCAGCTCGTCAAGCGTGGCAACGGTCTGCGAGTCGACTTCTTGACCGGAGACGAGCGTCTTCACGTCGAACTTGGCCGGGTCGTCGATGTTCGCCTGGATGATGATGCTGATGTCGTTGCCGCGGGTGCCACCATACTTCGCCGTCACGGTCAGACCGCCAACCGTGGCTGACGCCTGCGTGCCGGTGTTGAGCCGGTACAGGAGCAACGTCCAGGCCCGTTTCAGCGCCTCTCGAACCAGCAGCAGCTGCGGCGCCGTGATCGGATAGCCGAGCGCCTCGAATGTGTCCGCGCCAGCCTCAACCGCAGTCACTTGTTTAGCCGGACCCCACGGGAGCGCCAGCGGCAAGCTCACGATGCCACGCTCACCCAGCGTCCCAAGCGTCTGCTGCTCGCTCCGGAAATTGATATAGACGCCGGGGCGTGTCTTACTTTGAGTCGTCCAGGTTCCTCCGGGCATGTCACGTCACCTTCCTTTTCGCGAAATCGTCGATCAGCTTCTGCGCCTGATCGACGGTGTAGGTCTCGCCGTCCTTCAAGAGTGCGCGCAACACGTCTTTTTGGACGGCGGTGAATTGCTTCGACGCCAAAAACTGCTCTTTTGTGTAAGCAGCCAGTGGGGCTGCCGCCGCTTTCTTTTGGCTCACTTCAACCCCTCCTGCACGTCCAGGCTGCCCATCGCCGGATCGTCCGGCCGCGGCGCCCAGACGTGGAAATCATAGTTCACGAAAAAGTGCAGCACGTCGTCCACGATCTCAAACCGCATTCCCGTCCCGCGGACCGGTCGGCCGACCACCTGGATCTGTTGGAGCGCCTCCGTCAGCCGTTCCGCCATCTCGTACATGGCGGTGTTGGACCGGTCTTGGGCGAAATACCGAACCACGAACGGGTGGTACCGGAAAAACCTCCGTCCAAGTTCCTGCGTGTGCTCGGGCTCCAGTAACTTCACGAAAAAGCAGGGCGGTTTAAGGTTCTGCGGGATCTCCTCGTCATGGATCGGAATGTCCGGGAACGCGGCGTCAAGCGCGGCGTGAACGGCATAGCGGACGTCGTTGAATGTGAGCGGTTGACTCATACACGCTCCACCAACCGATCCATGTTCGCTTCGACGACCGCGTACATCACGTCAATTTGAAGGTGAGCTGTCAGCTCGTTCCGCTCGCCGACGTCGACGTTCGCCCAGCTGGTTGCGATATTGCCGTCTGGGCACTTGGCGGCAAAGACGAAACCAGTAAATTCTCCGTCACGTGCCCGTTCGAGCAGTGTCTCCAGTGCTTCCACTACATCGTCTTGCGGTGTTTTGAGCCGGATAATCTTCGCCATCCCATCACCCCTTCCTCGGCGGCCGGCCGTTCATGAGATCGTTGAGCAGCTGCGTCACACGCTTTTCCAAGTACCGCGGCAGCTCGCGTTCGATTTCCTGCATGGAAATGGTCATCATGAACCGGCCCTCGACCCACTGGGTCAGGTCCTTGCCAGTGCGGTGGCCATACTCAACGAACTGGGCATAGTGCGTATTGTTGTAAATTTCGACCTGGTACGCATCGCCCCGGCGCTCGACCCGGCCGACCTTCCAATTCCGGCGCAACTCCCCGGTATCGACAGGCGTCCGCTTTTTGATTTTCCTTTCGGCACGGTAGGCCATCTCAAGCAGGAAGTCCTGTATGAACCGCTCGATGACACGCTCGTCCAGCGCCTTCTTGAACGTCTTGGCCAGCCGCTCGAATTCGGAGAAGTCGAACTTTCCCCACTTGGGCATGTCATCACGCCCAGTCTTCCCGCTGGATCGACACTTCCTGGTGCGTCGAATACGGGAACGGTTCCCCGGCGGTGTACCGGCGCGTCACCGTGCCGCGTGTAACCTCAATCAAATCCCCCTGCCGGATCTCCAGTTCCGGCGCGATGAACAGCTTCGTTTCATACCGGATTTCATTCTGCGCTTCGGTCTGGTTGTTCTGGCCGAGTGCGCGCTGCGAGATCCGGCAGGGTTGATCCGCATAAACCGGCTGCGGGACGAGCTTCGTCGTTTTCGTTTCCGGATCTTTCACCGGCTGGTGCCGGTAGATCGTCGCCCGGTCCGTGTATAGGCGTTCAATCGCCCGGCGGTGCCGCGTAAGGTTCATCGTCACCACCTCAACCTGCGATACCGGTTGAGATCGACCCGGTAATTCAGCACGACCTCGTCGATCACCGACTTGGCCGTGTTGGTCAGGCCGGCAGTTTTGGCCGGCGCCGTGGACGTGTCGCCGACCGTGACGGACTCGCCCCCGCCGGTCGTTTCGGCGATCCCCGGCAGGTTCGACTGCTCGATCCGGAGCGCGTCAATGACCATCGAAGCCCAGGTGTGTTCCAGAGTGGCCGGGATCTCGGACAGATTCGTGTAATGCAGAATGCGCTGACCAATCTCCTGCACGTAGGAGTCGATCAGCGCATCATGCGAGTCGTCCAGCCCCAGCCGGAGCTTGATCGCGGCCAGAACCTCAGTCGCCGGCATCGCGGTCGCCGCCTTTAGGGCGTTTGGGCTTCACCGGCTTTTTTGCGCCTTCAGGGGCATCGGAAACGTCAGGCGTCTCCGTCTTGACCGATGCAGCCTCCCCCCGGATCTTTGCCATGAGCTCACGACGGCGCCGGTTGAACGCTGTAACGCTCATGCCGGTTCACCTCACGCGATCTTGTGTACGAACTTCACGATCCGAATGGCTTTCGGTTCGTACACACGATTCCAGTTAGCCGCCGTTGCCAGTTCATTATTGGTCGGCGACACGCCGGCCACCTGCGCCGACGTAAACCGGACGCCGCGCGGGTGCAGGATGAACGTACGGCGGTTGATGAGGTAATCCTCACCCGCCAGCGTATCGCGGTCCGTTTCCGTCGGAACGAATCCGACCGGATTACCTTCGCCGTATGCGATTGCCCCAGGACCGAACAAATACGTCGTGTACGTACCAGTAGCCGAGTCGAACGGTACGCCGTCGTCGACGATGACGCGCTTGCCGAGGAAGGTCGGAACTTCGATGGAGCCCGTAGACGGCTTCACGTATTCGATCAAATCCTGCTTGGCCAGTGCCGCCTCGGTCGCGCTGTGCATGACGATGGCCGTCAGCTGCGACTTGGCATCACCGAGTTTCTGGGCAGCGTCGACTGTCGTCTTGGCGCTGATAACAGCAGCATCGCCGGTTTGGCCGCTGATATCGTGCACCAACTCAGCCATGCTCGGCGAAGCGAACACACCTTGGAGCGTCGAAATCAGCGCCGCCTGATACCGACGCGCCCAGTAAGCGGCCACCAGATCAGCGATCGCCCGCATCGGATCATCACCGGCCAAGTTGGCGGCCAGGTCGTTCGCACCCCACGCGCGGCCGCGGCGCAGGATAACGGCTTCGTCCTGACTCGCTTGAATTTTTCCGGGCGTCAAAGCGCCATTATCGGAGAGGACTTCATCTTCCCCGGTCAGGTCGCCCCAGAACGGCATATTCACCGTCTTGGCGGCTTGGCTGGCCAGCCTGTCGAATTCCTGTGTCCGCTGCGCAATGCCGGACTGGAAGATCG